TAACACTATGTCAGGCTCCCAATACTTATATTCTTCTAATGCTATCTTTTTTAGCTCAGGAAAATCAACTCTATATCTATTAGCATCCAAAAGTATAATGGCTTGCTCTGTGCCATCTTCAGGGTCAAAAATACCCCATGTGGTTATAGCACTATAGTCTGCTGTCTCCTTTTTAGAAAAAGCAGTATCATAGGACTGTATAACTGTGTGACATGCAGGAATATCATCCTGCTCCCATTTTTGCCACCACTCTCTTTTTACAATACTGCCACTTTCTGCTGTTGGGTTTTGCATCCATTGTGCGTTCCATTTACTTATAGGCAAAGAGGCTTTTACACTAAGCAGTTCTTCTTTTTTCCAAAACTCTGCCCATAATGGTTCATCTGACTCAGGCATAATGGCTGGAAACTCAACCACCTCCCACTGATCAGCATTTTCTTCAGATTGTCTTTTTAAAAGTCTGCCAGCTAAGTCTTTATGGCTCCATCTTGTCATGACTAGAACTATGGTGCCTCCCGGCTGTAATCTTTGTCTTGGACCGCTGGTGTACCATTCCCATGCACTTTCCATGGCTGTGGGTGACATAGCATCTTGCTCAGAATGTGGGTCATCAATAATTAAAAGATCAGCACCCCTACCAGTGATAGCACCACCTACACCTGAATAGAAAGCCTCACCTCCATCATCAGTTGTCCACCTACCTGCTGATTTATTATCTGCTGACAATGATATGTTGGGAAAAACATTTTGATATTCTTGGCTATCAATAATGTTTCTTACTCTTCTACCAAACCTAACAGCAAGTTCAGCGGTATGAGTTGCTTGAATAATTTTAAGTGCTGGATTAAGACCCATCATCCATGCAGGAAAATAGGTTGATGCAAACTCAGATTTTGAGTGTCTTGGAGGCAACATAACCATAAGTCTTTTGCATTTGCCTTGTGAAACTCTATTTAATTTGTCTGCAAGTATCTTGTGGTGTCTACCTAAAATGACACCATCCCAAAGATATTTAATAAATTCTAAAAAATCTGTTTGACACTTTTCTTGGCTTTTTATGTTTTTCCATTTAGATATTAAGAGTAAAGCTCTTTTTTGCTCATCATCTGATAGAGCATCAAAAGATTTTATTTTACTTATATCCATGTTTAGGTTGGGAAACTAGAAGCCTAGTTTCCCATTACACTTGATAACATTAAGAGGAGATATATACATACAAAACCAAGTGTTAATTTATTTTACACAATCCCATCAATTTTCCAATCTAAACCTTCATACATTCTAGCTTCAGCTTGCCTTCTTTTAGCTAATCCTTCTAATCTCTTGCCACCAGCTTTATCCCATCTAAGTATTTGTTCAGGCACTTCATCATAGTCAAAAGCATTTAATTTTTTCAAAAGTGTAGAACTACCTAAATTGGTCGGTCCTAAGTTGTAGCAAAAACTAACTAAGGCAGAAAATTGACACTCCTTAAGGGGTGCTTTCACCAAATTTTTTACATGTCCTTCATACTCTAATAGCTCTTCTTCAAGCATGATGTTAGCTTTTTCTTGTGACCAAACATCACCCATCTTTACACCTTTTGTATGCCCATAGCCTATGGTTGGCACATTGACTGCATCAAGATACGCTACACAATTGCCCTCATCATCTGTAGGACAACCCTCAAAATGTTTAATTAATTCAACTCCTGCATCTGATATATGCATATTATTCCTCCTCTTTTTTAGTAGTAACTTGTCTATAATACACAACCACATCTTTGAGTTCTGTAATATATCTTTTAATTTCTTGCATGTTGTAAGCCATAATTTCATAGTCAGGTATTGTCATAGCAAGAAAAACCAATTCACCTTCTTGTTTTTCAATTTTTGCTAGTTGCTCCTCCCAGTTTTCAGGTGTGACTGCAATCCACTCAGGTTGCCTAAGATCAATCTCTCTAGGCATGATAGGTTGAACTATCTGCCTTTCTATAGGCTTTGCACTAACCTGTATTTGTTTAGTTGGAAGTAGACTGCAACTGCAAGCCATTATCAAGACCATCAACAGTGGTGCTGATTTTCTCAATGTCCTCCATGATATGCTTTGTACCATTGTTTATTTTCCTTTGCATTTCAACTGGGTCAGCCAATATCTTTGAGGCTAACTCATAGTTCTGTATAAACTGTGTATATCTATTTAATTCTCTTTGTGCAATTTGACTTTTTACACTAAGGTCTTGTAATTGTTGTGTTTGCAATTCAAAGTCTGCTTGAATTGATTTTATTGCTTCTTCTTGAGTTGCTATAGCACCCTCAAGGGCAATGTTATTAGATTGTAATATTTGATTTTGATTGTATAAGTAATATGAAATTGCAAGCAAGACTAGAACTATGCCTACTAAAACTTTACTCATTATCCATGCACCAATCCCAAGCACCATGATCTTGATATAAAAATGCTTGACATTTTTTATATTTTTCTCTCCATGCATCAGAGTCAAACTTGTCATTCCACTCTAAGCTAGAGTTTTCTGCTATGGGTATAAATTTAGATGGTGTTGAACAACCTATTACAAATATACTAACCAGCAAGAGGATTCTTGTTGTCATCTTTAATTTCCTCTATTTGTTTATCTAGGCTTTCTAAATCAGCTTTGATGGTGGCTATATCTGTTTTAATTTCTGTAACATCAGGTACATCTATGCTATCAACTGCTTTTTCTAAAAATTGCACAGATGTCTCTATTGATGCAAACCTTTCTTCAATGACTTGCACATTATCTTCTGCCTCACTAATGCCACCAATTTTTGCCTCAAGGTTTTCTAGCCTATTGACATATTCAGCACCAGTATAGCCAAAGCCAGCAAGAGTTCCTACTATGCCAACAAGAGCAATAATTTGTGTTGTTTTATTTTGTAACCAATCCATATTACCTCCATATCTCAGGTTGATTTTGCATCATGCTTTGTAAATTATTAATGTTTGTACTTGCATAATCATAAAAAGCTTCTATGTTATCGTTCATGGTAATATTACCATAAATATCTTGAGAAGAATACCAAACATTTTGATCAGGTATTTCATAGGTTGTGTAAGCATTAAACTGAGGTACATATCCTATAAGTGCAACTAAGCTTGACTCATCACTATACTCACCAGTAGATTGCTGTTCTTGTTGCATTTCTTCTTGCTGATCTTGAATGTTTTGAGCAATAATTTTATCTGCTATTTGATCAGCCTCAGATTGTGTCATGACACCACCCACTGCTGTATCAATTTGACCTTGCATGTCTTGAACTTGCACATCAGCCATAACAACTTGAGTGCTACCATCTCCCACATTCATAGGTGTGATGCTCATGGTGACAGATGCATTAGAGCCTGAACTCATAGACAAGACTTGGTTGTTTTGTGCATTAGCACTAGCTATTTGATCAGACATGCTAGGAGATGAAGATGTGCTTATACCACCTGATGATGTGTTGCCACCTTGTGAAGAAACACCACCTGTGCCTGTGGCAGAGGAGCCACCTTGTGAATTGCCACCACCATAATTAATGCTATTGCTTGCAGTATTTAAAGCATTTTTTATTACATTAGAAGCTATTATTTTGCTTTTGGAGGGAGATGCATCAGTGTTAGTTACATCTATTTCTTCTTCTATTTCATCTAGTTCTGCAAAAATTTCTTCTTCTACATCTGCAATCTACTCTTCTTCAATTTCTGCAATTTCCTCTTCTAATTCTTCAAAGACTTCTTCCACAGCCTCTTCTTCAAATATTTCTTCTCTAAACTCTTCTTCAGGCTCATCATTATTAGCTACCTGTTCTTCATCTCTATGTTCTTCATGATGTTCTCTTCTTTCTTCTTCAAACCAATCATCTAATTCTTCAATGGTATTGATGACTAAAAAGTTTTCAGGCTCACTAAAATCTTCTATAAACAAAGTCTCTTGTAAGATAAATTGTTCAACAAACACATCTTCTTGTGGTAGAAAATCATCATGACCACGAAAATCATCAATAAATGGTAGTGGTTCAGGCTCAAAAAATATTTCAAACTCATCTCTAAATGGCTCACCAAATAACTCTTGTGGTTCATTAAAGTCATCAAAAACAAATGGCATATCTTCTTCAAAAAATTCTATGATCTCAAAAGGCTCTTCAAAGCCATGATGATGTTGTTCATCTTCAAATATACCAGTAGCAAACTGCTCTTGTTCATCTATAAAACCATAATCAACATTATCCTCATTGAAAAAAGCCACTGACTCTTCTTGTCTAAAACCAGTACAAAAGGATGCATATTGAGGGTCATCATCACATTGTTGCTGATCATAGGCTTGCCAATAGTTAGGGCAAGATTGACTATAAAGTTGAGTGATATTGCACTGCTGTGTTAATAAGGCATCAGCATATCCTGAACAGCTACTATCATTGAGTGGATTAGAACAATCAATGCCATTGCCACTGCCCACTCCATAAAGACTGCCTCCACCCTCTAGTAGGGTGTTAGAAGATGTGTTATTCCAGTTTGTTGATACACATGAACCACTATTGGTGCTTCCTGTATTACATTCATCATGAAATAGATATTGATAAACCTGTGAGCTATTTGCACCTACCTCACCAATAATCACATCATGATTAGTAATGTCTAATTCATCATATCTATATTCAAAAGAGTGATTTGGGTAGAGTATAATCTCAAAGCTATTGTCAGTATTATTTCTGCCAAATTCTTTCATGTCATACCAACCTAAGATCATTTTTGTGCTATCTCCCCAAGACTTCATTCTTGAGCCACTATCTTGAATTAGGTCAGTCCAAAATGGAAACATGGTATAAGTATATTGAGAGCCTATAGGGTCAGGAGTAAAGTCACCACAATAATTGTTGTAATTTATATTGCCTGTGCCAAGACCAAAATGTGCGCACCCATTTGTGGCAAGTCTCACCTTATCAAAGGTTTGCCCATAAAAATTAAAGTCAAAGGTTAAATCTATGGATGGAGAAAGCTGATCATCACCAACTTCATAGGCTAGTTCACCCTCAAAATTGTTGGCATTTTTTTGTAATTGAAAGAGGTCTTGATTAGCCTCGTAAATGTATTGTGCTGGTATGTTTAAAGAAAAACATACTAACCACCATAAAGCTCTTTTTTGCATTGTTTTTTAGATTTTGTTTTTCTTGTATAAATAACCTTAACTGCTCCAACAACATCTTTGTTTATTTTATCTCTTTTGGGGTTGCGTTCTTGTGTACAGGATTCTACAAACTCATCTTCAAAATCTGCTTTATCAGGTCTTTTTTGTGGGTTAGCCAGCCATAGCTCTTTGGCTTCTGCTCCTATTTTGCCTTCATAAGGTGCTGGTGTGCCTGCTTGCCACATAGCTTTGAAAACTCTTTCATCTTGTGCAAGGAGAGAAATTGCCGCCACTTTCATACCCATGTCGTACAAATACTTTGATAACTTTAATCTTTCACAATTCATGTCTCTTACTGATTTACCACCACTTAAACCAAAGACTTGACCTTGAAAAGCTCCACTTACACCAGTGGTACATAAATCCTGTGAATAACTCATTATGCTTGGTGCTATAGCTGATGCGGGTGGTGCCTCACTTTTAATTTCTTGCTTAATAGTCTGTGTGCTAGAGCTTTGATTTATGTTTCGATTGGTATTATCTGAAACTGTGTTATTCATATTTTGATTCAAATTGCTGGTTTCAACCTTAGATTCTGATTCAGATTTATTGATATTGGTATTTTGTGAAACTGAATTAGAGGTGCTTTGAGAAAAATTATTGTTGTTAACTGTCTGATTTACAGTGGAATTTACTGTAGATGTTGAGGTGTTAATGTTCGTGTTTTGTGAGGTGGCACTTGAGGTCGAGGTCGAGACATTGGTGTTTACATTTGTAGAGCTTGAGACATTATTATTTGTAGCAGTAGATGTGTTTATATTCGTATTTTGACTGACTGAATTATTTGTATTATTCGTGGTCGTATTATTGGTATTTTGATTAGTGTTAGAATTTGTATTATTTGTGGTCGTCTGATTTGTGGTATAAACATTGCTGTTTTCACAATACTGAGTGCCATTTACACAAGCTGTGCCTGATTGTTGTGTTGATTGTGCATTGGCTTTTATTGATATACCAACAACAAGAGTAATTAAAAAAAGAAAGCCTGCCCATACAAGCATGTTGTCATGTTTTCTTTGATCTTTTTCCTTCTTGTTCACTTGGATTAAAAACTCCTAATTCTATCAACTTAAATCTATTAACCAAATGTTCTGCTTCTACATCTGTTTTGCTTTGACCATGGTATTTGACAGCCAAATAATTTTCTATCATAGACACATTTAAATTTATGTCATCTACAATAATCTCACCTAAGACTCTACCATACTTTCCTTTAGAATCTTTTAATTTAGATCGTAAAACTACTTTTTTACCATTTTTAATTGCATCTTCTAAGAATTTTGAAGCAAGTTTGCCTCTTGCTTTTTCGTCTTTGTCTCTTGTTCTTGATTCAGGCGTGTCAATCCCATAAAGCCTGACACGACACTTGTGAAGAATAGAAAAGCCAAGATCAAGAATAACATCAATAGTATCACCATCAACCACTCTAGTGACCTGACAGCCATATTCATACATTAATTGTCATCCTCTCCTTTGAAGCCTTTGCTTTGACCTGACTTGCCTGAATAGACACCAAAGACTACACCCATGGCACCTACTACCACTGAGACTAAAGCTGATTGCTCTAAGTTAGGTTCAGGTAGGTTCATGAACCATATGACTGATTCATACATGAGATAAATGTAGACAACCACAAAGATTCTAGGAAATATTCTCCATGAATCTACTGCTCTTGCTAGATGTATAACCTTTTGCCAAGGATTAACATTGGTTGCATCTTCTAGCTCTCTAATTTTGTCTTTTAGTTGAGATATTTCTTCAATCATAGACATGAACTTATTTAAGTCCATTTCTACTTCATTTCTATCCATGTCTCCTGAAAATCTGCCTGTATGATCTTCCATTATAAAAATTTAGCCAGTATGACACTTACAACAATAAAAGGATAAACACCCCATATCATGTTTTCTAATTTATCAAATCTTTTGGTGCCTGACTCTAGCCTTCTTTCGATATTTGCATATCTGATGCTACATTCTCTTTCATGAGATTCTATCTTTGCAATAGCTTCTTGCAGGTTATCCATGTCACTATTTTTTCTTTTTTTTGACCTTAACAGTTGTATAAGCTTCATTTACATCAGGAGTAGATGGGTCATCTGCTACATATCTACCTTTTTTATTTCTTGCTCTAACCAATTCTGTTTCATGCTCCTCTTCTTTCAAAGGATTTGGTAACTCATCTGCTGGTAAAGGCTTAAAGAAGTTGATTAATTTTTTAAGCCAGCTCATTTATCTTTTGCCTTCCCAACATTAATTGCACACCAATCTATTAACCAATAAACTTTTGCAAGCATTTCATTATCTCGAGGTGTGGGTGTCAAAGCACAAATAAGTGATGCACCTGATATTACCCAAGGTGCTATTTGTATGATTTTTAATATTAAATCTAAAATATGTATCATAATTATTCCCTATTTATTTGTTTCTTTTACAGATTTTTCTGATTCATCTTGCAGTTCATCAGTTTGTTTATCAACATTTTCTACAACAGTATCTATTACACCATCATATGTTTCAGCTACAGTAGAAACTACACTACTAATGTCTTGAAGTGCCGCACCTGAAACTGAGCCTGCTGTTTTTACTGTTACATCAACTATTCCAGTTCCCATGTCTTTACCACCCTCAATAACTGAACCAACAGTTGCACATGAAGTTGCTAATAAGCTTACTAAGATTAAATATATATTTTTCATTTTTTTACCTCTTTAAATTTTAAATTACGAAGTTGGTTCTGTTGGAAACTCGCCAAGTGGTCTTGTTGCAGGGTCGCCACTATAAACATACAGTGCGGCTAAAGCATCTACATTTGCAACTGCATTTATTTTTGTTTTCATATTAGTTGCCGCTGTTCTTACTCCTACTCTATAGTCTAGCCAATCTGAAGGTATAGCTTTAGAGCTTTCTGCATTTCTAACCACCATCCAGTCATTAGGTTGTAATAAACTATAAGCTTGATTGTCTATTGTTTGACAGTGGTTTGTTTTTAAGGTATCTAAATCTCTTGCTGTTGCTGTTCCATAAGATGCTGTTACTTTATTACTACCAAATGCAAACTCTTGATTTGTATTGATGTAATATTTAGGGTCTTTATAATTGGTATTATCTATTATTACTATATATACACCTATGGCTTTAAGCTCTGCTTCTGACCAAAGACTATGAATATTGCTAGGGTATTTAATATCCCCTATGGTTAATTGTGTAGGTTTATTATAAACCTTACTTATTTTACTATCTTCTACTAATGCCCACATAATTTTATATTACCTCAAATTAATTATTTTACCTAGCTGTAGTTGGTATACCAGTTGATGTAACGAACGGGTTTTCTGCGAATGCCCAGTAAATGTAATCTGTATTATTACTGTTAATAGTTGCACTTGAACTTCTTAGTTTAAATCCATTACTGGTAAAATCCATTAAATCTGATAAAGCTGTGTTATCTGCTTTGTTTTTATTTGGTTTTAGTCTTGTTTCAGCAGTGTTAAAAGGGTCTCTTTTATTATCTAAAATAACCCAATCTTCAGCAGACAACTTTTTATACAATACAAAAGCAGGTTTGAAGCCTGTGTGGACAAACGGACCATCTGCATTGCCGTTGCCGTAATACTTGCCAAACTTACTGTAGCCTTGAACACTTTTAAAAGCATAGAACACATAATCAGAGCCACTAATATTTACATTAGAACTACCACCACTTATAAAAAACTTTTCACTATTAGGGTCTAAACCATCCCAAACACCTGATGCTTGTCCAACATCAGCATCTAATCTTAACCAATAAGCAGATGTTAAATCTTTATGCCAAACTGCCCAAGAGCCTGTGCTAACATTTCTCCTTTTTACTATAAGCAAATCTGGAGTTTCGCCTAAACCATGTTTTACATTAGAGTTTGAGCCATTACCTGTATATGTTCCTATAACAAATTTTGCATCTGAATTAAGCTGAACTACAGAATCTGGACCGGTATTTGATAAACTTGAGGTCGTACCACCATTGCATTTCCAAGCCCATGCCACATATTCAGAACCCAAATTGTTTAAGTTATGTTCACTGACTGAACCAAATTGAAAGCCATCTGTATTAATTCCATTATTTGTAGAGTTCCACCAATTTTGATTGCTATTTTCTACAGTCGTATCGTTAGGCTCTAAAAATGGTGCGTTAACAGCAGAACCTAAATTTCTATTGCTATCAAATGCAGCGTGCGCATAATCTGCTGTTCTATTTTTTAACCAAAGCCAGTCAGGTTTTAAATCTGAGTTACCACTAAAAGTTACAGATGTATTTTGTCCTGCACCAGTATAAGTTTCTACTTGAAAATGCGCTGATGGATCGTCTATTGCTGTGTACTTACCCATTAGGCTGTTCCTCCAAATTCGGCTAAATTTTTTGAACAAATTGAATAGAAGCCTGATGGCGGAGCATACTCAAAATTGCCATATCCATTGCCATCCGCATTACCACTTGATATAGGCATAGTGGTAAAGCCACCAAAGTTACCTAGCCAAATAATATTTGTGTAGCCAGTTACACCCATAGTTATAATATCAGTCCAATCATCACCAAGAGTTGAAGATGTTGCCCAAGTAACACCATTAGTTCCATTAGCAGGGTCACCTGAATTAACATAAGTGCCATTCACCGCCCAATATGCTTTTCTATTGTCCATATCCAAAGCAAGAGAAACAATATCGCCGCCTGAAAATCCAGCACCAGTCGCTGAATTATTATCGTTCATAATTACACCATTACTACCTTGCATACCTACAGACCTATTTTGATTGCCACCTGCATAGCCTAAATAATAACCAGTATGGTTTTGTGGTATATAAATATCTGCTACATCTACAAATCCTACAATAGTTGTGCTTGAATTAGGATAAAATTCTGCATACCATTTACCTTTTGATACTGCTATGGATGAAACTGCTGTTTGCCAATTAGAACCAGTATAAAACTTTGTAGCACCTTCACTTATATATCCACTTGCTTGTAAAGGCTGAATTGCATTGAAAGTTGCAAAATTATTGGTCGGAGAATCAGTCGCTTGATCTGCGGCTGTGAGGTTTGTTTCTGCAAAGTCATTGCCATTACCACTTTCATCATCACCTAAGTCTGAAGCATCTGCAAAATCTAAATAGAAGCCATTAGTTCCATAAGAGCCTGAATATGCTTTAGGAATCCAAATACCAGTATCACTATCAAACTCGCCAAAACTATCAGAGGTTAATGCAGAGCCATCAACTGAATGAACTTCTGCCATGTAGCCACAAGACTGAAAAGTGGTTGAACCATTTTGCCCACCTATTGATTGTGCAACAGTATTATTCCAATG